AAGGGTACTCCCTTTTGTCCTCTTGTGCCTTTTTCCAGCCATCATAGGTCATTTGCAGATAGGAGTCGTAATGTACAATAGTACCAGACAGCCATATCCAACCCTCATTGCCCGGTGTTTCTTCTAATGCGGGGTACACTGTAGATACAATCCACTTCTTGATGTCAGCACGCCTTTCTGGTGTCTTGGTGTTTAATTCTGATTCAAAGTCATCCAGTACAATGCCAGTATAACGCACATCCACCTCTGCCCTGCCTCTAAGTCTCTGTGATGTACCTTTGGATATAACCCTATCACCTTTTGGTGTTACCAAATCTTTCTCTGTCCAGCGTTTACCTACACTACCACCATCCATGTTTCCAAAGTAGTAACGTATCATTTTATTGTTTTCAAAGTGCGATCTAATGTATTTCAGGTGATCAATAGCCTGTGACTGTTCTTCTGATACCCATGCAATGAAGTGTTGCTGGTCATCAGCGGCAAAGCATAGCTTATGCATAATAGCCGCTTTGGCTATTACTGATTTACCGTGACCCCTAGGTATAATGTTACAGATACGAGCACCGGGTGCTGTATCTATCATTTTCTTTCCCATTTCGTAGTGGAAGGGTGCTGATTCAGACTTCTTCAAGAAGTCATTAGGTAGGAACGCTCTACCAAAGTAGATAAGGTTGCTGTATGCTTTTGCTAATACCTCATCTCTTTTCTCCATCTCTGATGGTGGAGGGGTAATGTTGAAAGAACTTTTGCTCATTAAATCATTGAATAAAGATTTTGTACAACACCGCCATTTTCAAAACCTTTATGCACTTTCTTTAAATACTCTTTAGGTATACCACCCTCAAACCAAGTTTCTCTTCTAAATGGATTTGCTGATTTTATTTTTTCTTTAAATACCTTATTAGGCACATCAAACTCTAAAAGCATCCTTTCACCTTTTTTTCCTAAGTTAGCATAGCTCAACGCTTCTTTTTTAGATTTACTAGCCCAAGTGCCAAGTCCTTTTATAATTGAAGGAAGATATTCTCCATAATACCCTTCAGGGTCTACAAAAGGGGCACCTCCTGTTCGATTAACTAAATAATCATCCATTTGCTTCTTCATTCTTTTTAATAGTGGATTAGGCGGAGATTTATAACTACCTCCTTTAACCATTTGTCCTTTAACCCACTTGGGAACGCCTCTAAATAGCTTTACACCAGCACCTATAGGTAGCAAACCCTCTGCGAAATCCATAGCAAAAGATTCTGCGGCAACCCTAGGGTCTTCTGGTTGAGTATACATAACACCAGTTTGGTCAAATTTATCTAGCTCTGTTTTCAGTATTAGATTGTCAATATTGTTATGAACATTGGTTGATGCGGCTTGTGCCATTTGTAATAGATTGTTAGCCATCCGTTAGTTCTTTTTGTTTTTCTGGTAATATACCTTGCTCAAATGCCTGTAGTTTTTCTCTGGTAAAGCCCGAGAACTCCTGTATCAGTGCTACAGAATCTACTTTCTTTTCTGTAGACAGTAAACCAGAGATCTTCATCAGGGTTTCTATTGCTCTAAGCTTGTCATTGTCTCTAACGTCTATCTTATCAATAACATCTTTAGTTGTTTCCAGTAGGTATCGTTTTGTAATACCCACTTCTGACATTAAGTTTTCTATTTCTTTATCCACTGCCTGCCTCACTGTTTTGTTTTTAAGTAGTAGTGCTGATCTTCTCTCTGCATGATCTAAACTGGTTGTCTTGGGAAATGCTTTCTGATATGCCTCTACAGGATCCATACCATGTGCTACATACTTTGCAAAGTTTTTCTTTGCTTCTGTCAGGTAGCCACCAGTTTTGACTTGATACCCTGCTTTCTTTGTAAATCTATATATCTCATCTTTGATTGTACCAACAAAAGGACTTGAACCTCTGTGGTTAAACATTCCAATAACCGTTCTAATATAATCGTTGTCTCTTTTCTTTTTATCTACAAAACAACCTTTCTTTAGTATCTGGACAATCTTACCATCATCGGATACGCACCAGTCTCCTTCTTCTGCCTGTTTCCAATCAGTAATCAATGGAGTTTCAGGGTGTGCCTTACGGAACTCCTCTTCTGATTCGTAGGCATAGTGCTTGACTCCCTTTATGGTGCGAGTCAGTGCCAAATTAGTTTGGTTCCTGATCGTCCAGAAGGTTTAGGTCTAATATCTCCAGCTCTGGCATGTTCTTCATGCGGTACAACAATTCGGATAGGAGACCTATTTGCTTTGAATTGGGGTCTATGATGTCTGTAAGCTGTAACTCTCGTGATATCTCACGGCAACGCTCTAGATTCTCATAGACGTTATCAATATGAAAGTCATTCATTCTGGCCCTTTGATATAGTGTACGGTTTCTTTCCATGATTTAATTTAATAACACTTGACATCTAAATGGTAGATAATATATATTTAATTAAGTTTGTTTAGTTTGTTGAAGTTTTTCATAATAGTACTATAGTATATATAGTATAATAGTATATATTATATATATATAATATATATAGTACTATAGTATATATAGTAAGTAGTATGTATAGTATATATAGTATATATAGTACCCGCCTAGTATTTTGTAGTACCCGCCCAGTAAAACTTCCAAAAATTTTAAAAAAATTATATAAGCATGTGTGTCTCTCTTTTTTTGCACATGGCCCGCCCCCCAATCCGTTTCTAGGTTAGAAAAATTGTGTTAGAAAAACCAAATAGGTCTAAGCCAGTTGTAATTCACGTCGCAATTTTTTTTAAAAAACTTTAAGAATTATGGAACTTTTTAGAACTCTGAAACGTATACTAATTGTATTTAGTTTTTTGACAATTAGTATTTTGGTTACTGGACGTGAACTATCCGATCAATGCGTGAGATATCGGATCCAGTACCAACCTCATAATGACCAATGTACTATGAGGTATATGATTCAATTAAAATTTCTTAATAAAAAACAAACAGGAGTGAAAAATGCAAAACGCATTACAAATAGTAACTAACCCTAGTAATATCATTGATGTTGAAACAGTAAACAAACCTATGATAGTCAATTCTTTTGACTCTTCATTAGACCCGTTTACTGAGGTACAGAAATTACCACTAGGTACAGAATACGGCGGAGCTTCTAAAGCTCATTCAATTCGTATGATGTTAAAAGGTAAAGATACTGAACTTGGTATTGTCAAAGAGAACTACCTATGTATTTCTAATAAGGAAATATCCGAGGTAGGGTCTGAGATTCGTACAGCTTCTAATATGAACTGGGAATTACAGAAAGTATTCTTTGATGGTAAGGTATTTAGAGAAACATGGTTATGTACAGACGGTGGCTTACAATCGGAGGTTCCAGTAGTTGGGGACGTGGTAGGCTTAGTTATGGAGATTATCAATAGTTATGACTCCAGTACTAGGGCTGGTATCTTATGCTACTTTATGAGACTTGAATGTCTTAACGGTATGAGGTCTAAGACTCACCAGTTTGGTTATTCGTTTAGACATTCTCTAAACAATGAGCTCAACTGGCAATCTGAGATTAACCAGTCAGTATTACAAATTACTGGTAATAACCCTCAGTACATGCTTAATCAGTTTTCTGAAGCTTGCGGTAAATTACAGAAACCAATTGACTTTCAAGAGCTAAAGGTACTTTCAGAAAACAACGCTTATCTTGGAAAGTTACCAACTCAGCAATACGGTCAGATTGTTAAGAATATGCTAACATCTAAGGACTATCCACAAAATGGTACTGAGTTTACAGCATGGGACTTAATGAACTCTGGTACTGAAATGCTATGGCACCAGAAAAAGATAACTCAAGGAGCTATCAAAAACAATGCTCTGGTAGTTGATGGATTGTTACAATATGGTAAAGATACATACGATGCACCATTTGTAGACCCTAATCAAACTGAGATGTTCCAGTCATAACACAGAACAGAGATGGGGAGCCGAAAGGCTCCCTTTTCTCTTCTTTTTTTATTTTTTTATATTTTTGTGCACGTAAGTAGATTGTGCACGTAAGTAGGTTTTACCTATATTTATTAAATTCTGTGCACGTGGGTAGTTTATATTTTTGTGCACGTAGGTAGATTGTGCACGTAAGTAGGTTTTACCTATATTTATTAAATTCTGTGCACGTGGGTAGTTTATATAAGTTTGTGCACGTTCGTAGTTTAATTTTATTATATATTGTGCACGTAGGCAGGTAAATAAGGGTTATTTGTGTAAGTAAACT